CAGTTTTGTAAGTTAGTAATGTTTCTTTGTTTTCTTGAACATATTTTCTTAAACCGAACAAAACATCGTACACATATTTATGTTTGATGTTTGAAGTATCGATACCAGCAATTTCAAATTGTGTTTCTTTTTTAACAGTATAATCCTTTGGTACAACCAAAAAGCTCATCTTCATAAAATCATATGGTAAAATTATATCACTATGTAAGTTTTCTATTATTGCCATATCTTTTTTTTCAAATATACCAGATATGTAAGATTTAATATAAAACACTATATCTTCTGGAATGCGATTTGGAAATTTTTTTAATTCTTTCTTTGTAAAGTTTTTCTTATTAGCAGACTTTGACAAATATTGTATGAAATCTTCATCTTGAACTTTGTCAAGCTTTTCAAAAATATCACATTTAACCTCCAAATCAACTAATTGTTCTATACTATTTATAAGAGATTCCACTTGCTTAGCTTTATACTCCTTATTTTGATATTCACTTTTTGATTCGATATATTCAAATGCATCAAGAAATGATCTATCATTTTCATATTTTTCAAATAACATCATCATCTTTTTGTCCACTTGAGCAATTCTATACGAAAGCGAATTAACTTTGTTATCAAAATTCATTTTCTTCAAGTAATCTTCAAGTAAATTTGTTGTTATTCTATTCTACATAGATTTCAAGGTCTTTTTTTCAACATTTTTGCAAAAACATGTCATCTTTTTATACGGTTAATTCGTATTTTCCTCTTATTTCCTTTGAAAAATGGGGGAGAAATAAATAACTGTCCATTGATAATTTGTCAATCCAAAAATCTGCTTTTTCCGAATTCAAAAGTGGATGTACCTTTTTTTTCAAATGTATATTTTGAAGTCACAAACGAAGAAATTTCTGTGACCATTTCAGTGCACGTTTCTATTGTGTTCCACATAAATTATTGGCGTATCTTAATGTTGAAGTTATGTTGAACCTATTTTAGAGTAATTTTATGTTTCTTTCCCTATGTTTTCTTTTTTATATATTATTTTAATTTGAAATTCTAATAAATAATAAGAAAAGGTACACCCACTTTTGAATTCGAAAAAAGCAGATTTTTGGATTGACAAATTATCAATGGACAAACTTAAAGTCACCCTTATATTTGCTTGATATTATTATAAATTTATATGTATTTTATTAAAAAAGCCTTACATTTGGCTGACAATTTTTGTCAACCAAATGTAAGGGAAAACAAAAAAACCCATATAATGGGAAACCTATAAAGGTTATTACTCAACACACTATAAGCAAACTTCCTTTGCAACGTAGCCCTTTTCAGTCTGTTCAATCTTGCCAATTTTTACCTTGGATCCGATGTACGGGCGACGGGTAGTGTTGAAATCACGAATTTTCACGTGAACATCTCGATCATATCCAGGAACTGTTAAGAAACCGTAGCTCTCATAACCAAACCATTTCTTAATGACTCCTTTGATCTTCTTTACTTTGTTTTTTTCCTTAATTGTAACTTCAGTGAAGATTTGCTCTTCTGCTTCAATAGCATCCGCTTCAATAGCATCAGCTTCAATAGCATCCATAACTTCTTCCATCTCACTTTCGTCATACCACGAGCGCACCCGTCCTGTTTCCATTAAGAACTCACCGAAAGTATTCTCGTATTCGGTAAAAGTCATCATTTTCATTTTCCAAGTTATTCCTTGATATGAATTCACATTATTACATACTTTCAAGTGTTTTTTTTAAACAACATTTAACGGAAACACACGACAAGGGCACGCTGATGTTAATAGAATGAACATGACGATTGATGTTGAAAATGATATACATTTTACAATGATAGGAACATATTCAAATAAACAAAACAAAGGAGGGAAACCTGTAAAAAGAAAATTATTGCATGAAGATGGAGAACCTTCGATCTCTTTTACAGTAGCACATGAACTTGGTCACGTTCTTGGATTAAATCATTTGAATACAAAGGTAGACAACATAATGAACGCAACAACATCATCTTTGCAATATACAGAAAAACAGAAAAAAACTATGACCAATAAAGCAAATGAATTTGTTCAAATATATGAAACACGAGAAAACGAAATTGAAACAATAGAAAACGAAATTGAAACAATAGAAAACGAAATTGAAACAGATAAATATGAAGATGATTACGAGAGTGATGATGAGGATGAAGATGAAGATGAAGATGAAGATGATTACGAGAGTGATGATGAGGATGAAGATGAAGATGAAGATGATTACGAGAGTGATGATGAAGATGAAGATGAAGATGAAGATGACTTTTTTGAGAAATACAAGTTATACATTATTATAACCATAATATTACTTATTATAATATTAGGTATCATAGGCTTTACGTCATTTTAACACAATTCGATGGAATAAGGAAATTTATTACATAATTATGAATAACAATATTTCATATTAATTTCCTAATAATTATAAAGTGTGTGTTTTTTAATTTTTATTTTATATGTTTTTATGTTAAAAGATATGTATTATCAAGAAAAATTAACAACCCTTGGTTTGAAACCCGCTCAAATTGAAAAAATTCTAACTAAATTATCTGTAAAAGGAATTGAGGAATTTATTACAAAATATGAAAAAGAAAAACAAGAAGCCTATTTAAAACAACAAAAGAATTCGAAAGGTCCTGTTTATCAAGATAGAATGCAACCGACACGTTCATCAAAAATGTCTTCCGATGATTTTCAAAAACAAATGAAAAGTCAAACTGATGCACGGAATGATATTGTTGATAATTTAGAATCGATGACAACTCAATTATTTGGTGAGACAAATGCAGACGGCTTTTATGACCCTAAGGAACTTGAACAAAAATACCGTAAATTAGCTTTGAAATTTCATCCCGATCGTAACGGAGGAGACAATAGAGGCTTTAACATGTTGAAACTTGCATTTGAGAATGCTAAAAGCAAAATTCCTGAATTTTACGAAGAAAAAAGAATTGAAAAAAAATTCGAATCACATGCACCGCCTCCAGATGAATTGTTTGATTCTAAATTTGACCAGTCAAAATTTAACCAGTATTTTGATAATAACAGTTTTAAGAAAAAGGAGGTTGGTTATTCAAAATGGCTGAAAAATGTCGAAGACGTCAAGGAAGTCGCACGTCCTTCGGAGAGTAACTTCAATTCTGCTTTCGTAAATAATAAGAAACAAATGATGAACAGCGTAGATCCGAAATATTTGCAATTAATGAAGCGTAACGACATTCCAGACGAGCGTTATACGTCTCATAGAGGTGTGACAATTGGTGCAGAGGAAGATGAAAATACCGACTTCACAGGAGTTGCAGAAGGAGGCTCTCTGAATTATACAGATATTCGGAGAGCACTCGAATTAACACATTTGGTTGACGAAGATGATGTTGATCGAAATACCTCTGGAGATGTAATGAAATCATATTCAAAAATGAAGTCAAATCAGGGAAGAGTAGAAAGTATGAGCCAGGCTGAGCAAGAAGCCTATAATTCCTTTTTAAGTAAAAAGAGAGAGGAAGAGGATGCGAGAAAATATCGTACATCAGTTCAGGATGAAGAATATGAAGCATTTTTTGAAAGAACCCATTCCAATCGTATTACGAATTTTTAGTTTTAAATCGTTTTTTTGAAATCATTAAAAGTGGATAATGAAAAAAATATCCTTGTAATTTTTGCCCTAACTGTGTCTACAAACTCAATTGATCAATTATAAACGTTTCTGACAAATTAATTTCACGGACTAGACACCACAAACAATTTACTTCTTTTTCGTAATCAATATTTTCTTGAAGAAGTTTAGTCCAATCAAAACGAAAGCCGTATGTAAAGGTGTCAGTGTATGGACTTCCTCTCTTATCTCTTTTTGGGTAAAACTCTTTATGAAGTGTCAATTTTTTACGGATGTTTCCATCTTTTTCCATCAATTTTGAAGGAATTACATAGAAATAATCTGTGCCCGCTAAATTCAACCAGTAAAAGTCGTTGTCATCAATAGAATATTGTTGTCTTTTATCTCTTCCATCTGCTTTCTCTAATGTAAATTGAAACGAATTTTCATTATTATCACGATGATTAACAGTTTTCTCTTGAACTTTTACATTTTTATCAATCTCAAAGTCAACAGCACCGTTATCAATTTCTTTCATATAAAATACTTTCGAAAAAGTTTCTTGGCGTTTACGTATATATTTGATTTCAAGCTGTTTCTTTTCAGTACATAATAATTCAATATGACTGAATGGTTTTTCAAGTTCCTGATACTTCTCGATATATTCATTAATCTTGGCAACAATATCTTCCTTTTTAACGTAATATCCTTTTGTTACTCCACTACTATATGTTAAAGATGCGTCTGGAATATCTGTTGAATAAGGAGGTATTATAAGATACTCATTAATTTCGGCATTATGGCAAATAACAATCATATTCTCATAATATCCAAATCTTTCATAGGTATTCTTAAATTTTTCAGGACAATTGTATCTGTAATCCATAATAAATGTTGATATGACTGCTTTCGATGCTTTCATTTGAACAGGAATCCAGGTTTGTCTGCTTGATCCCTTTTTACGAACAACAAGGTCGACAAAATGCCCTTCACGACCAACTTCCTTATAAACAAGATTTGAATCGTTTATAATTTCCTTTAGTCTGTCAATAGATCTTGCTTCAGTATTGTAAGATGACGTTTCAGGATTAGCCTCACGTTCTTTCATTTTTACTGACTTAATTTTGTTGCTATTTTCTTTGCGTTCACTTGCGGATACAGTAGGTTTTTTTGCGTAAGCTTGGACTGACATTTTTTCATATTTTTCACCGAATTTGAAATGAAAAAATAAACGTTCAAATTTAAATATTTTTCCATTCAGTTTAAATCTAGCTTTTTCAGCAGCAATTATTGCGTTGAATTCATCTTCAGTTTCTTTAATACAATCCTTACCATATTCCTCACCATATTTCTTAATGAATTTTGCGTATGTCCAAGTCATCTTCAAAAATTTCTTCTACTCGAAAATATCTATGTGTCTTACTTTTATATGTTTTTATTTTGTTAATTTTTTTAGTTTTTTCCTGGTAAATAAGGTTTTAATACTCCAGCAAAATTATGCAAATTACGAGACTGAGTATATATGGTCATCTCTTCATTCGTTTTATTTTTGAACTTCATGAGTATTCCCTCGCCACTAAGGAAAAACGACTTAATACCTTTTAACTTGGTCAATGTATACGCTTTTTCACCATTTACGTTTTTTGATGCTAAATACGAACCATTGTCAATCAATACTTCAGAACCAGGTTTTACCTTTAATTCGGACGCTTTACCAAAACAACCAATAAAAATATATCCATCACGTGTGGATTTATTCTTAACAAGAGTTAAACCGATTCCTTCACCAGATATTATACCGCGTAGATTCAACTTAGCTGTTATATTAAGATTGGATGAAGAAGCGATAAAGGTTCCAGAACTTAGTGTGTAACTCTCATTAGGTTTAACAACAATTTTGATAATATCGCCGGGAGCAGCAGCACCAAAATGTACTTTAACTGGTTTTCCGCTATCAGAGCCGGTAAATTTGTTAATGAAAATATTTTCACTAGAAAGAAACGATCGTTTAAGGGATTTGATTGCGGACCCCTGAACAATAGATTTAATATTAACTTGATCATCAGGTTTTGATTCTTGTTCGACAAATAAAAGACGTCCGTTATCAATCAAAATAGCATCGTCTTTGCCATTGAGTGTAACAGTACCGGTCGCGTAACCATTATTTTCATGTATGACTACCTTATCCATAGATAAGGGTTTCTCGTCAGCAGCACCACCATATTTCTTTGTTTTTTTCCGTGAAAGTTTATAAGCCATAATATTATTAACATATATATTTATTTATTTTTTTTTATATATGTTTATTGTATAATATGAATTTGAAGAAAAAAACTATATCGATCCTCAAGACTATTTCTGACACAAGCAAATCGGTCATTAAACGGCTTACAAGAAAACAGAAGAAGAAAACTTCGAAAAAGACTAAAAAGTCGAAAACCCTTAAAAAAATTAAACGTAAAGTCAAGAAAGGTGGTGATCGTTCGGATGAAAGAGACGCGGCTAGACAAGCCAGAGAAAACATGCCATATGTTATGCCTGAATCTGCTTCGTTTCCACAAGGTGTTAACCAATACGGTTCAATGATTGATGACGAACCTGATTTTGGAACGGATTAAATAAATAAATATATATGTATAATATATTATGGTTTCTGATATTTTTTCAACATTTATGATTGGAACATTCGGTGTCCTTTTCGCTTATTTTTTAATAGGATTGATATTTGCTATTTTGATCGCAATTGTGTTTGGTGGTTATAAAGTATATAAAATTGGTGATAGAAAGAAAGACGATGATCTTAAACAGGCATTAAAAATTATTGGATACATCATTATGGCAATTGGTGGCATACCTCTATTTATTTATTTTTTACCTATATTTTTTAACGGCCTTTCTTATGGTCTTGGTCGTATTGCGGCCGAAGGAATTATTGATGAATTTTTCTAAATATTTAATAAAAATATCTATATAATATAATGGATATTTCAAAACTGAGCTTTATTCATTTCTTAACATCTGCTCTTGTTATAGAATGTTTTATAATTTTTTTGTTCAGATTTACAAAATCTCCTTTCTCAGGAGAATCTATAAATAATTGGTACACAAATTTTGGATGGTCTGCTGTTATATTAGATGTATTATCATTAATTATTGGGTTTTATCTTGCAAAATATGCGTATCTGTTTCTGTTAAAAAAGGATATAATTTCAAAAAAATATGCTTTATTGACATTTTTAGCAATTATGCTTGTAATCCAAATCGTTCATGATTTTACTTTTTATTTCACCGTTATTAAACCACATAAAACGGGACGAAATGCTATTATGGATGAATTACAATCTTATGCTAATAAAGTGTCATATGGGGCTGTAATCGGTGATTCCTTTATGTACTTATTAGCAACACCTTTACTGTATTTTTTGATTCAAATGGAGAACGAGGAAAACACATTTATAAGTTTAGTTTCAGCTTATATCATAGGTTACATTCTATATCAAAAGCCAATTGTATAAAAAACTTCACACAACGTGTGAAGAATTTTTCGTTTTTTTAATGGTTACTTATTTTTGAAGAACCCGACAATGATGTCGCGACATCCAAAACCAGTAAACTCAGTAGGTTTATGTCTCATTTCGGAATTGAATATTAGACATTGACCCTCTTTTGTTTCAATCTCTTTCTCAGCAGTTTTCCTAAAAGGATTAAATCCATTTGAAAACCCTGCATCTATCATAAGATTGCCACCTTTGATTGTTCTATCCTTTCTAATGTAAAGAATGATAGTTACTTGATCTTCACCATCTGTATGCCATATAAAAGGCGATTTATTATTTTTACCAAATCCACCATTACGTTGATGACATTCAATTACATATCCCTGATTATCCACCGAACAATAATTCTCATGTAATATCTTCAGCATAATTTTTGAAATTTCATCGAAACTATTAAGTTTAGATTCTGATTTTTTCTTCCTATCTTTATCTGAAAACTTAATGACTTGTGAACTTTTTTTTCTATTAGGCATCACATTAGAATGATGAAATATAGCGTTTGCCAAATCAATATCATCTAGATTACCGTTAAAAATCATTGTTTATTATTGATAATAGTATTTCTATTTCAAGTTATATTTCAAGTTATATTTTATAACATTTTTAAAAAAACCTTACGGTTAAACCCTATCTGGGAATCGAACCCAGAACCTTTTGATTAGAAGTCAAACGCGCTATCCGATTGCGCCAATAGGGCAGAGTTTTTAGAAGCTATTTTGGGTCTTCTAATTTAATATTATATTTTTTTTGGTGTTTTTTAGCATCTATTTTAGGTATGCTATATTTTCACGAACGAAGTTTTTATTTTTTTCTTGATTTTTTCAATTTTTATTTGCTTTTCTTGATTTTTTCAATTTTTATTTGCTTTTCTTGTTTAGAGATCCTCATCGGAATCAACGACATACTCGCCACTGCCACCATCGACGGCATCAGCAACCATGTCCTCGTCCTCATCAACGAAGGCAAAATCAGTAAGAGCAACCTTCTCAGGAACCTGAACCTGCATAAGCTCCCAGGTAAGACCACACTTGCCACCAGCAAGCCACACACCTGTAAGCTTGACGATAGAGCGGAGCATCATACCCTTGCTAATGGCATCAGCAAGATCAGTAAGCTGCTCCTTCTTCTCATTGAAGCAAAGTGCCTTGAACTTACCATCGTAATTCGCTACCTTCAGCTTGAATGTAGGAGGATACTTGTCAGTGGGTTCACCGTTCTCTGTCGCAACCTTAATAGGCGACGTGTAAAGAGCACGGGTTACCTCAACAGACTGGCTCTTCTTCTTGAACCACTCAAGAGACTTGTTGTCAGATCCCTCTGTAAGAACCTTGTCGTCAATCTTCTCAAGAAGATCCTTGAGCTCAGCAACCTTGGGGTCGCTAGAACCAAAAGAGAGATCCAGAGAATACTTGCAGCGCTCGCCGTCATCATAGACGGAAAGGCCGTAAGGAGACTTCATCTTGGGAAGCTGAAGAACGATAGGAGAATTGTCATGATTTACATAGACAATCTTAGCTACATCACCGTACTTTTTAGGCTCGGAGAATGTAAGCTTGGAAACATCGATAGCAGAAACTTTAGAAACGTTCATGATTGATAATACTAATAACTTTACAATACCAGTATATTTCAATGTCTATTGTAAAACATTTTTGACAAAATATTAAGGAAATTCATTTCAATTTTGTAAAATACACCATATTTCATATAAATTCCTTTTAAATCTACAAAAGGAATTTTAAATTTCCTTATTAATGAAATAATAATATGTGCGTATATTTGATAAATTTTA